CAATGAAGTATTCTATACAGAACAAGATTATGATAACACACCCATTCCCAACACATATGGACCCGTTCAAGGCGAAGTCCTTTATGATGCTTATGATGGAATTAACGGATTAAGGGCAAACAGAACTCAGTTTGATCTTACCCATGAAGGTGATCCAATTTACGTTAAGGGATTTGATCCTACAAATACTGCACAGGTTAATTATACAACTGGAGTTATTACACTCCGCAATCATTTCTTCAATACAGGCGAAGAATTAATTTACACACCAAAATCAACTTTTGTTGGTATTGGTTCTACTGCAGTGGGAATAGGTACTACAGAAAGTTACACTGGTGTTGTTACCGATAGACTTCCAGACAGAGTTTATCCTATAGCATTAACTCCGGATACATTCCAATTATCAACTAGAAAAGAATATGCAAATGCTGGTATTTTTGTAACTTTCACTGATGCTGGTTTGGGTAATATTCATGAACTTGAAATTACTAAAAAACTGTCTAAAACTGTTATTGCTTTGGATGGTATAGTTCAACAACCAGTTGCATTTACACCAATTAATCATACATTAGAATTTAATAATGGTGGTATCAATGCAGGCATTTCAACTTTCAATCTTAGTGGAATTAGTTCTGTTCAACCTAGAGATATTTTAAAGATTGATGATGAGTATATGAAGATTATTGAGGTTGGATTGAGCACCAATGTCAATGGAGCACTTCTTGGACCTATTAACGGTATTATTGCCGCAGGAACTGCTGCAACATTACCTACAGTTTCTGTTCAAAGAGGAACACTTGGAACTAGAAGAGAAAATCATAGTGATGGTGCTGAGGCAAGAATTTTCAGAGGTTCAATCAACATTGTAGAAAATAGTGTTCACTTTATAGATCCTCCAAAAGGAAACACTAGAGCAAGGAGAAATGAGTCCAATCTACCTTATGTTAAGGCAGAATTTTCTGGAAGAACTTTCCTGAGATCAAATTATGAAAAAAATATGTTGTTCGATGATGTTTCTGACAGTTTCACTGGAGTTGGTAAAACTTATACATTGACCACATCTGGTTTGAACACAACAGGTGTTGGTATTGGAAGTGGAATTCTGTTCATCAATGGTGTATTCCAAACACCATCAACAATTAATAATTCTGGAAATAATTATGATTTTGAACAAGATGGTGTTGCTGGAATTTCTAGCGTTGTATTTACAGGTATCACATCTGTAGATGGATCATACATTCAATCAGAATCTGATATTAATCAGAATCAATTGCCAAGAGGTGGTCTGATTGTATCCTTAGGTTCAACACCTGGTCTTGGATATGCTCCATTAGTTGGTGCTGAATTTATTGCAGAGACAAATTCATCTGGTGCAATTACAGGTGTTGTTGGTGTTAATACTTTTATTAACCCAGTTGCAGTTACTACTGCACTTTACAACAATATAAGTGGTATTCTCGAAATCGAAACATCAGATTCTCATTACCTAAAAGGTTCTGATAGGGTTAGACTTGTTGGTCTTGAGTTTACTTGTTCTAATGCTTACTCAGGAGTTACTACAACTATTTTCCCAGATCATAATAGATCTCTTGATATCGTAAATATTATTGATGCAACAAAACTGAATGTTCAAGTAGGTCCTAGCACTATTGTTCACAATTATCTGAAAGATGGTCAGATTTATCAACACTTTGATCTTAATGTTGGATCTGGTTATAGAGATCCTGTTGGAATTGCAATCACTGATCTTGCATTCGTTCACAAATTTGTTCGTGCAATTTCTGATAGTGTTTCATCTAAGAGAGCAATTGACATCGATGTCCTAGCACCAGATAACAATAATTACGATGTTACTGGTAATGATAGAAACGGTAATGTTTCTGGCAATAATCAAACTATTACAGTTGCTGTTGGTGATACACTAACATTCAATTTGAATTATGGTGCTGGACAACATCCATTCCATATTAGAGATAATCCTGGTGGTTCTGATGTATCTACACCTGCTGCTATCAATAATGGTGCTGTTGGTGGAAGCACAGTTCGCTGGATACCAAATACACCAGGAACTTATTACTATCAATGTGATAGCCATCCATCGATGCTTGGCACTATTGTAGTCACTGCTGCTGCAACTCATACACCATCTAAAGCAAATTACACTTCTAGAACTGGTGTTCTGAGATTGACCATTAATAATCACGGTTTATCAGCTAATGATACAATCAGAATTGCTGACGATGGTCTGATTTTCACCTGTGATGAGGATCAACACTTCACTGAGCAACCATATCCAAGATCATCTGATCCTGCATCCGGACAAGATCTTACAATCGTTAGTGTTACGACTAATATTGTAATTGTTAATGTTGGGTCTGGCGGTGGTGCTGGCACTGGAGCTGCTATCGAAGCAGTTGTTGGTGTTGGTGGAACACTTAAATTAAATGTAACTTCTGCTGGAACTGGGTATAAAAATCCCAGGATTATAATTCCAGAACCAGTTTATGAAAACATGGAAGTGATTGGTGTTTCAAGACTTGGTGTAGGTGCTACCACAGAAACTGGTAGAAATGTTTTGATGAATCTTACGATTAGTCAAACTACAGAAAAAGCACTTGGAGATAGATTCTTTGATGCCGCAAATCTGATTGAATCTAATGTTCTTTTAATTGCAGATATTGCTTATGGAAGAATGTTGGCACAGTTCCCATCATATACTCCACCAGCAGGAACTAATGGTCAAGATTGTAAAGATGATATCGTTGATGTTCTCGAATCAGTTTCATACAATCTCAAGTACGGTGGAAATGATTATACCGTGGATGCAGCAAATCTCTATATTACTGGAGCACACGTTTCGGGTGAAGAGCAAGAAACTGCATATGCCTTTGATCAAGCAAAAGCACTTGCTACCCAAGTGATGAGGAATGAGGTTGTTACTATTGGAGGTTACAGCAGTAGAGTCCAGGTATTTGATACATCAATCACTTATGATACTGTAAAATATACCCCAACAAATGTTGCATATACATCTTCCTCGGGTATTACCACAATAACAGTTCCAAATCACGGATTCTCCAACGGTGATCAAATTAAAATTAGAACAAATTCATTAATCTTTAAGTGCTCTAAAGATAATTTTGCTACCGAACATAGGTATCCTCGCCCAACGGATCCTGCTGCAGGTACTTTCCTGACTATCAGCAATGTAACTACAAATACTTTTAGAGTCAATGTTGGAGCATCTCCAGTTGGTGAACAATATAATCATGTATTTGTAACTTCCGAACTTGCCTCTATTGAGCGTAAGTTGACTTCTACAACTACTCCCGCACAATGTGCAAACGTTGCTTCCGCAATTCATGTGCTTGTTGGTATTGTTACTACAGCGGTTATTTCTTCGACCATTCCTAATAGAACTGTAGCACCTGGTGCTCAATATTCCGTTGATACATTTAAACTTGTTAGAAACGGATACGACTATAGACCAGGTGATGTATTTAAAGTTGTTGGACTTGTAACTGCTAAAGATTTTGCACAACCTACTTCAGAATTCCAAGTTGAAGTTACACAAACCTTCAATGATTTCTTCTCTGCTTGGTCATTTGGTGAACTTGATTATATTGATAGTGTCGCAGGATTCCAGGATGGATTTAGAAAGAGATTCCCGATCTTCTATATTGGAGAATTGTTAAGTTTTGAACTTGACTCCCAATCTCCACTTTCATCTGCTATTAATTTAGATGCGGTTCTTGTGATCTTTGTTAATGGAGTTCTACAAACTCCAGGTCAGGCATATACGTTTGATGGTGGTTCATCATTCATATTTACAGAACCACCTCAAGTTCAAGATAAAGTTGACATCTTCTTCTATATTGGACAAGATAATGTTGATATCACTAGAGTTGAAGTAAAAGAAACTATCAAGAAAGGTGATGACCTTGCTGTAAATAGACATCCATTATTCTCAAGTGCAGTGAATAATCTTTATAAGCAACAGGTTCGTGGCAGAACTGTTTCTGATATTCTTGGATCTGATTTAATTGAAACTGATATTTACACTGGACCTGGAATTAATGATGTTGATTTCAGACCGTTTGATTGGAGTAAGCAAAAAGTTGACAAGTTTATTAAAGGTGATCTTATACCAAAATCTAGAGATATTCTTGAAGCAAGAATCTTCCCTACGGCAAAAATAATTGGAGATGTTACACCAACCTCTTCGCAAATTTTTGTTGATAATATTCAATTCTTCAATTATGAGGAAGAAATTTATACTCATCCAACATTTAGCAATCTATTTGATTCATTAGATGCTGTGATATTTGATGCAAGCGAACCAGTTGGTGCTTCATTCACTTCATCTGTTTCTGTTGGAGGAACAATATCTGGAATCAATACCACAAATTCTGGTTCTGGATATTCTGGAACAACATTGGATGTTAAGTTCTCTGCACCAAAAGTTGTTGGTGTTGGTATTGGAACCACGGCAACTGCTACGGCAACCATCACTAACGGATCAATATCCTCTGTGAATATTACTAATCCTGGTTTGGGTTATACATCAACTAATCCACCACACATGATTATTGAAACTCCAACAATAGTTAAAGAAACTATTACTGGAGCAACTAATATTCAAGGATTCTCTGGTATCATTACTGGTATTTCAGAAACAGCAGGAACTGGTGGTCATCCACTTGCATTGAAGATTAACTTCCGCGCACTTAAGGATTATACTGTTGATGGTGAAGCACAACTTGCTTCTGATGCGCTTGATTTGGTTGCCGGATACCCAATTATGGTTTATGGCACTAAAGTGGGTAGCGGTGTAACCTCAGTATTTGATAGTAATAATGCTGTTGTTGCAACTGGAACTACATTCCTTGATAATGTTTATGTTGTTAGCCAAAAGAGTTTTGAAAATGGACCTGATGCAGAATTAATTCTGAATGTTCACAGTGATAGTCCTATTGCAGGAATTTCAACATCTGGAGGTTTTGATGATACCCAGGCGGGTACAGCAACAACTGCTCTTGGATACCTTTCCTGGGGTAGAATATATAATTATGCTGAGCGTAGTGGTGGAGTTTCAATCGGCGTAACTGGACTAACAGTTGACGCAGGTTTATCAACATTCCCAGTTCTTCAAAGAAGAGGAAATAGTGGATTTGATAAATCTGGTGCAATAAGACCAGTTAAAGGAATTGTTAACTCTGGTAATATTGTGGCAGATAATCAACTCCCAATATACGGTGCTTAGTAACTTTCATTATTAGATATAAATACATAAAAAAAGATAACGATGTCAGCTATTGTTACTGATCAATTTAGAATTCTGAATGCCAGTAATTTTGTGGATTCAATTGATTCCAATTCTTACTACATTACTTTAGGGTTAGCAAATCCGGTTGCTGCCGGATATGGTAGAACTAGTGATTGGAATACAAATCCACCTTCACCTATAGATAATCTTGCGTATGCTTCACATACTGGAGATACTGTTCTATTTGGTAAAAAAATTACCTCTGCAAACTGCAGAAGAATTGTAAGAAGGATAGATTGGACCTCTGGTACAAAATATGAAATCTATAGAGATGACTATAGTGTAACCAATCCTGCACCTATAACAAACGCTGCTAGATTATATGATGCAAATTATTATGTGATGAATGAAGACTTTAGGGTCTATATTTGTATTGAAAATGGATCTAATGGAAATAATCCTAAGGGTAATGTTTCTCAAGATCAACCCACATTTACTGATTTAGAACCATCTAGAGCAGGTGATAGTGGTGATGGTTATATTTGGAAATATCTTTTTACGATTAGTCCCAGTGATATTATCAAATTTGATTCGACAGACTATATTACAGTTCCAAATGATTGGTTTACTTCAAATGATGCTCAAATTAGAGCGATAAGAGAATCGGGAGATTCTTCCATCAATGATAATCAAATCAAAACTGTTTTTATTGAAAATGCCGGTTCAAATTATGCTAATGGTCTTGGTCAGGAGATGAATATCATTGGTGATGGAACTGGTGGAAAGGTAAGAGTTGATGTTGAGGGTGGAAAAATCACCAATACTGTTGTAGTTTCTGGTGGTAAAGATTACAGTTATGCACTTGTTGATCTTGGTTCTATCAATTCATTTACTAGTGGAACATCAGCAAAATTAGTTCCAGTTATTCCACCATCGAAAGGTCATGGATATGATCTTTATAAAGAACTTGGAACAGATAGGGTATTAGTTTATGCAAGATTTGATGATTCAACAAAGGATTTTCCAGTTGATACAAGTTTTGCACAAGTCTCAATTGTAAAAAATCCAACTGCTGTTGGAACTTCAAATACCTTTACTGATAATAATTTTACTGGATTATCGGCATTTAAATTTACATCAATTACAGGAACACCTAAAGTTGGTGAAAAAATTGAGCAATCTGTTCAAAATGGAACAGCAAAAGCATTTGGTTATGTTGCTTCATTTGATACTGAAACCAAAGTATTGAAGTATTTTACCGATAGATCATTATTCTACAATCAAACAACAAAAGATCAACAAGATTATACAGGAATTTCTACAAATGGTAGACCATATGCATTTGAATCTTCATCTAATTTAATTAGTGGTCAAACATCTGCATTTACGGCAGCAGTTGACACAGGATTCTCAGGAATTGCTACAAATCCAACAGGAATTAAGCAAATAAACTTGGGAGTTAGTTTCACTGCAGGTATGTCAGTTCCTGAAATAAATAAAGGATCAGGGGAAGTTATCTACCTGGACAACAGAGCTAGCATTGCTAGAAATGCACGTCAAAAAGAAGACATCAAAGTTATACTGGAATTCTAAACAATGTCACAGAAGACAAACTTAAATGTAAGCCCTTATTATGACGATTTTGATAAGGCTGATAATTTTTACAGGGTTCTTTTTAAACCTGGATTTCCTGTTCAGGCTAGAGAATTAACGGGTCTTCAATCTATCTTACAAAATCAGATAGAATCCTTTGGCAGCCATATGTTCAAAGAGGGTTCTATGGTGATTCCTGGTGGAGTCACTTGCGATGATCAGTTCACTACTGTAAAAGTAAATCCAGATCATCTTGGTATAGATGTTACCGTTTATTTGAGTTCCATTGTTGCATTAAATAATGGTAGAGGTGCAAAAGTAAAGGGAGAAACCTCTGGTGTTGTTGGTACAATAAAAGGATTTTTATTACCACCAAGTGAAGGAGTAGAGGAGATAACCTTATTTGTTAAATATCGTGATGGATCGAATGATGAAGAAAGTATTGAATTTTCTGATGGTGAAGTTTTAATTCTTCAAGAAAATGTTACTTATGGTAATACAACTTTAAATATTGGTGATACCGTATTAACAACTCTTTCAGTAAATTCAACTGCCACAGGATATGCTGTTGGTGTTAGTGAGGGTGTATATTTTATTAGAGGAACTTTTGTTGATGTTCCTACGGCACAGATTGTTCTTGATCCATATACCAATGATGTCTCTTTCAGAGTTGGTTTTGACATTTTAGAAGAGATTATTGATGCAAATGAAAATGGAAATTTAAACGATAATGCAAAAGGTTTTACTAACTATGCAGCACCAGGTGCTGATAGATTAAAAATTAGTGTAAAACTCTCCAAAAAAGCACTTACAGATACTGAAGATACAACTTTTGTTGAACTTGTTAGAGTTGATAATGGCATAATTAAGAGACTGCAGAATAAGTCTAACTATAATCTCATAAGAGATTATTTCGCTAAAAGAACTTATGAGGAGTCTGGAAACTATGCAATTGAACCATTCTTAGTTGACTGTGTTGATACTTTAAATAATGAAACTGGAAATGGTGGTCTCTTCAGAGAAGATGAATTGACTGAAGATGGTAATAAACCATCAAAAGATTTGATGGGATATAAAGTTTCCGAAGGAACTGCTTATGTAAAAGGATATGATATTGATCTAATTGGTTCTACTATAAAAGATATTGACAAACCAAGAGATGTTAAAAAGGTAAAGGGGAGTAGAGTCCCATTTAGAATGGGAAGTTTAGTACGTGTCAATAATGTACATGGAATTCCATATATTAAAATTGGAGGAACTGCTGCTGGTGGTGACACCAGTGCTAATGTTATTGAACTTTATTCTCAAAGAAGAGATGGTGAAAATAATGGTGGAAGTATTGATGGAACAGGGCAAGGATCAAAAATTGGTGAGGCAAGGGTATATTGGTTTGGTCTGACAGATGATCGATATAAGAATGCAGCAACTGAATGGGATTTGTATCTTTATGATATTCAAACATTCACAGAACTTACTTTAGCAAATGCTTTCACTACAGGTGACGTCCCTGATGGATCTCTTGTAAGAGGTTTGTCAAGCGGAGCAACCGGATTTATTGCAAACAGATCTTCTAATGTAGTTAATTTAACACAAACCTCTGGTACATTTCTTGAGGGTGAGCAAGTAATTTTTAATGATATGCAGAAATTTAAATCTGCTATCAATACTCAAGGTATCAAAGCATTTACCACTGAAGATATTAAGTCAGTGTTCCAAGATGCAGACGTATTAGATACTGACCTAGAGAAAAAATTCTGTGCAGATACTGTATTATATCCAAAACAACTCCCAAATTTTGCAATTACAGATCAACTTACAATTTCTGGTGGCAATCTTGGAAAAGTTCAGGGAAGATTCTTTAATGCTGTTAATGGTATAAAAGTTGGCGGTATCATTCGATATTTCAAAGATGGTGAGATTGATCCAAGTTTCACAAGAATTACTGCAGTAGGAGATCATGAAATTGGTTTAGCAGCTACTACAGATGTAACAGATGTTTGTATTGGGGCAGTATCAAATCAAACATCCAATTTCCAATTGATGGTTCCAAGAATTTTAAATGTTGGACAAAATGGTCTTTATAGTGTATTGCCAGAAGATAAAATTTCTTCTGTAGATTTTGCAAATTCAGAACTTACAATTACATATCAAATAACCAAACAATCTACTAATGGCAATGGTACGTTAGAATTTACCACAGCAGATGTTATTGGTGCAAATGCTGGTATCAGTAGTGTATTTTTTGAAACTTTTGATGCCGAAAGATATTCTGTGGTTTATAATAGTGGATCTCCTGCTCCACTTGATAGTGGACAGGTATCTCTTGATGAAAATGCCGGTTCAGTTACCATTACCAATCTAAGTGCTAATCAAAATTCAAATGTAACTGTTCTTGCTACAATGAAGAAGCGAGGAATTACACACAAGTCCAAAGATTATATTAGATCAACTCAAGTAAATATTGACAGGACACTTGATGGTTCAAGATTCTCCGTTGGATTGACAACTAGTGCTTATTATGGAACCAGAGTTCAAGACGATGAAATTTCTCTCAATTTCCCAGATGTTGTAAACGTTCGTGCAATATATGAGTCAACCAACTCCGATGCACCTATTTTAGATCGTTTGACATTTGCAACAGGTTTAGCATTAGATCAAAATGTAATTATTGGTGAAAAGATACTTGGTGAAGATGGAAGAGCAGTTGGACAAGTAGTTTCTACTGGATCAAACACAGTAGACTATGTTCCTTTAAACACCGATAATTTTGAAGTTGGTGAGGTTGTTAAGTTTAAAGAATCTGCGATTTCTGCAGTTTTGCAACAAATCAAACAGGGTAGTTATGTAAACAGAACTGCTAATTACAGACTGGATACGGGAAATCGCAATCAATATTGTGATTATTCTAGAATTATAAGAAGAAGAGGAACTCCAGTTCCATCTCGAAAACTTCTTGTAATTTTTGATCATTATAGAGTTGCATCTGGAAATTCTGGTGATCTATTTACTGTCAATTCTTATACTCAAGACAGATATGCGAGTGATATTCCAGTTCTGCCAAATGGTGTCCGCACAACTGATATTATTGATTTTAGACCAAGAGTTATTCCTTGGACTGAAGTTACTGGATATTTAACGAAATCACCCTTTGATTTTGCAAGTAGAAGATATGAGTCTGATTTCAAATATGTCGTAAAACCCGATGAATCTTCATTCTTGGGATATGAATTCTATCTTCCAAGAATTGATCTTGTTACAATTAATCGTATTGGTGAAGTTGAGGTTATTCGTGGAGAATCTGCTGAAAATCCCCAACCACCAGTTCTTGGTGATGATGCAATGGAGATTGCTCAGATTAAACTTCCAGCATATCTATTCAATCCTGTTGATGGTCCTGAAATTCTTCTTAGAGATAATAGAAGATTTACAATGCGTGACATTGGAAAATTGGAAGACAGGATTGAAAATCTTGAGGAAGTTACCAGTCTTACAATGTTAGAACTCAATGCAAAGACAACTGCAGTTACTGACGCAAATGGACTTGATAGATTTAAATCTGGATTTATTGTAAGTGATTTTAGAAATAAGTCACTGATGGATCCAAGATATTCTACGCTTGACATTTCACTAGAAAATTCATTGGCAATAGCACCAGTTGATTTATGGTCAATGAATGCACAGTTGGCATTGGATCCAGGAATTGATCCTACCACAACTGATATGACTCAAAATTTGAAGTTGGCAGATCCCAATATTCAGAAATCTGGTGATTTATTAACTCTAAAATATGAAGAAGTTGAATATCTCAATCAACCACATGCAACTAACGTTGAAAATGTAAATCCATTTAATGTTATTGTTTTTGTTGGTGGTGTAGTTCTTGATCCTGCATCAGATAATTGGGTAAGAACAATTTATGTCGATGATCATCGAACTGAATCAACAGGTGCTAAGTGGAAACAAGAAGCCAAGGTAACTAAAAAAGTTGATAAGAAAACTAGAACAGAAAATTACCAAAAAGGTGGTGGTAGAGGTGAAACTCTAAGAAGAGACATAACAACTACTACTGTTACTACAAAAACAAAATACAAACCAAAACTCAAAGGACCTGCTAGAGAATTTGATTATGTTGAAGATGTAAAAATCTCTGGAGAGGCAGATCCTTGGATGCGTTCAAGAAATGTCTACTTTGCTGCTAATGGATTAAGACCATTCACAAAACACTATAAGTATCTTGATGCTCAACAAGTTGATATAGTTCCAAAACTTTGTGAAATTGAAATGAATTCAGGTACATTTACTGTATTTGAAGATGCTGATATAGTTGATGATAGAGGGAAAATTGGAACGATTAGAATTCAAAGACCTAATCATAAATTTGGAGACACTACAAGACCTGATATTGGTGCTGGTTTGGGATCTCCCGCTGTTCTTGTTGAAGATTATCAAGTTGATCCATATGATAGAGAAAGACCTGGTCCTGGAACTGCATATTCACCAACATCAAAACTAATTAATTTTGGTGTTAGAGCTCTCTCCAATGATGAAAAATACTACGGTTATGTAAAAAAAGGATTTAGAATTATTGGCAGAACTTCTGGTGCAGTTGCAACAATAACTAGAGCAGAATTACTTTCTGATAATTGGGGTGATATTATTGGAGCATTCTTCTTTAGAAATCCAAATACCAAAACACCTCCCAGAATTCGTGTTAAGAGTGGAACAAAAACTGTTAAAGTAACTGCAGTACCACCTGGAGTAACTCCATTACCAGGATCTACTGTGTTTGCATCAGAAGCAATAGGAACTTATAGTGGTTCTGGAAGTATTTTAACTCAGGAAACTTCTAGAGTTTCTGTTAGAAATCCACCCAAACCACGTAGAAAGAAAACTGAAATTGACATTAAGAAAACTGTTAAAGCAGTTCACAGAGATCCTCTTGCACAGTCATTTACAGTCACAGAACCAGAAGGTATTTTCTTAACTTCTGTCGATTTATTCTTTGCAACTAAGGATCCTGGTGCAAAAATCTTTATTGAAGTTAGAACAGTTGAACTTGGCACACCGACTGGATTCTTAGTTCAAGATTATGCCCAAATTTCACTAAATCCTGCAGACATTAATGTTAATGAGGCAAATCCATTTGAACCTGTAGCAACAAACGTTAAGTTTGAATCTCCAATTTATCTTGAAGGTAATGATACTGAATATGCAATTGTAATTTTATCACCTGCATCTGATGGATATGAAATGTGGACCGCAACTATGGGTAAAAAGACTGTTAGAACTACTAGTCTCCCAGATGTTCAAAACGTAGTTGTAACTAAGCAATATCTTGGTGGTTCATTATTTAAATCACAAAATGGAACAATTTGGACTCCATCACAGTTCCAAGATTTAACATTCAAAATTAATAAAGCTAAGTTTATTAAATCGGGAACAGTTAATTGGTACAATGGTGATGTTTTACCCAAGGGTGATAATGCATCTATTCTGGAAGACAATCCAATTGAAGGTCTGCCAAGAAAATTAAAGATGCCTGTAACTGGTATTACAGCAAATGAAATTGCAGAACTTTTACCTGGAGTAAGAATCGGTCAAGGTGGAACACAAGTTAGTCCAGAAACAGAGGGAACCACGGGTTATATAGAATCAACTGGTGGTCCAATTGCAGCAACAGGAACTAATAATATTTCTATTGGAAATAGTGGTTCTGGATACAAACAAGGATCGTACAATAGTGTTCCATTCTTCCCAATTTCTGGTCAAGGTTCTGGAGGTCAAGCGACAGTTACTGTTGATGCATCTGGTGGTGTAACTGCAGTAAATGTTACTTCTGTTGGAACTGGATATCGTAATGGTGAAATTGTGGGAATTACATCAGTATCTGGTGGTGGAGGTAGTGGTGCTAGAGTTACAATCAAAGCACACAATAATACTTTCGATACTCTTTACCTAACAAATGTTATAGGTGAAAACTTTACTCAAGGCGAATCTTTAGTTTATTATACTGAACCAGATAATCATCTTTCAAGAACTGCATTGACTGCTGGTGCAAATGTTGGTAGTAATGGATCATCAATTTATGATGAAAAATACACTGGTAATATTATGCGTATTAGACAGCATAATCATGCACATCATGGTGGAAATAATAAAATTGAAATTACTGATATCAAACCAGATACTACAAAAACAGAACTGAATTCCACATTTGGTTTAACTGACACAACAGTGTCTGTTGCAAATACTTCAATATTTGCAGTTGGTGAAGGAATTTCAACATCTAGGGGTTATGCAGTTATTAACAATGAAGTTGTTTCATATAATGGAATTACTGAAGGTGCCGCTGGAGCAGGAACACTTGCTATTGATGGAAGAGCATTAAATGGAACGGTTAAAATCGCTCACGAAACTGGTGCATCTATTCAACCTTATGAAGTTAATGGTGTTTCTCTAATGAGAATTAATACAACTCACGATATCCCTGCAACATTCTACAAGAATGAAAGTTCGGATCTTGACAGTTACTTCTTAGAAATTGATAGAGCAACGCCAATAAGTAGAGTTTCTGGAGATGCTCTTTTAAACTTCTTATCAGAAAAAGGATTTGGTGGTAGTGATGTTGGTATTTCTCAGAATTATCAATTCAGTACACTCATTCCAGAATTTAATGTAATTACTCCTGGAAAAGGAACTGCAGTACGAAGTTTTATTAGAACTATTTCTGGAACAAGTGCTGGAGGTAGAGAAGTTTCATTCCAGGATCAAGGGTATGAACCAGTGTCATTAAATAAACCAATTCAGTTTGCAACTCCTAGAATGGTTGCATCTAGAGCAAATGAACTTGCAAGACTTAGCACATTACCACGTAATAAGTCACTTACACTTAGAGTTGAGTTTACGAGTGAAAATGAAAATGTATCTCCAGTAATGGATGCTCAGAACGCAACATTTGTTCTTGGTAGAAATAAATCAAACGCACCAATTGATGATTACATTAATGATTCTAGATCTAATTCTATTGATCAAGATCCTCATGGTGCAGTGTTCGTCACTAAGAGTATTTCTCTTGCACAACCTGCAACTAGTTTGAAAGTCATCATTGCCGCCAATAGACAAGAGGGTGCTGATTTTAGAGTTTTATATCAATTGTTTAAAGCAGATTCTACAGAAATTCCTCAAAAATTTGTACCATTCCCTGGTTATGATAATTTGAGAGATACTGATGGTGACGGATTTGGTGATTTTGTAATTAATGCAGATAAAAACAGTGGAAGAGCAGATGCATTTGTTCCTCCAGATGCGAGACAAGGATTCTCAGAATATCAATTTAGTGTAAACAATGTTGATCAATTCACAGCCTTCGCATTAAAAGTTGTAATGTCTTCAACAAATGAATCAACACCAGTTTCACTTAAAGATTTTAGAGCAATAGCTCTTGCTTGATATGGATAATAGTGATTTGATCCCAGTTGAAGGTGAACGTAATCTTTTTAGAGATCGTAACACGGGTGCTATCATTAATACTGATACATCCGGTTATGATCAATATATGAAGATGAAACAAAGAAGACAGACAGAAAGAGAAGAATTAGATACACTTAAAAAGGATATTGAAGAAATTAAAAATTTACTTAAGGAGATTACTAATGCACCCAGATGATATAACATTAGACAAACTATCCAAAAGTTTTGAATATACAAAACTTTCTAGAGAAATTGATGCTTGCGATGACAGAGATGATCTTAGAAATATTGCAAAATCATACGTAAAACTATATTTGAAGCAACAAGAAACTGTTTCTAGATTAGGACTTCCAGGAATATAAATATATTTACATCCTGAATTGTATATAAATGGCTGAAATAAAGGTCAGAGTAGGTCAGCAACCTGCAGTAAAAGTTATATCTTCACTTGCAGGTGCTCAGGGTCTTTCTTTGGCAGAACTCAGTGATGTTAGTGCTTCTAACTTGCAGAATGGTATGGTGCTTGTGTATAACAGCAGCATTAGAAAATGGGAGGCAACTTTAACCCTGACGCCAGGTGCAACGCAGAATTTAGACATCAACGGAGGAAATTTCTGACATGGCAAGTATTATTAGGATTAAAAGATCCTCAGGTACTAGCAAACCAGCCAGTTTACAATGGGGTGAATTTGGTTATGTAACTGGTATTGGTAGTTACGGTGGAGTAAATCAATATAAAGATAGAATTTTCCTAGGAGATGATGGCACTAATGCCAATCCCATAGGTGGACACTATTATACCTCAATGATGGAGCATGCTCCTGGTAATATTCCAGCAGCATCCCACAACTCAAGAAATACTGATAGAGGTGTTGTTGCCATTATGGCACCAGCAACCAACTCTGGTTTGGGTGGTGCCGAATCACTTAAGGTTGATCAGTGGAATGTAGATAATCTAAGGATAGATACAAATACTATCTCATCTACTGATACTGATGGGGATATCATTTTCGATCCACATGGATCTGGAGAAGTTGTCATTCCTGATGATACTTTCCTCTCCTTTGGTAATGATAAGGATGCGAAGATTGAATATGATGAAGATGGTACAAATGCCATTCAAGTAACAGGTGCCCCCTGGACATATCAAACTCAAATTAATATAACTTCTGGTTTAGAAGTTGGTAACATTGGTATTTCATCGAATGTTATTGCAACTAGAGCAGGTGGTGGTAATGAACTTTATATCGATCCATATCCCGATGGATTGAGCAACGAAGGTAAGGTCATAATCAAAGGTGATTTGCAAGTTGATGGTACCACAACAACTGTTAACTCTACAACATCAACATTAAATGATGCTATCTTCCACCTTGGTGACGTAACCAGCACCAGAACGGTGATGGCAGAACATACCAGCGGAACTAATGTAATTACTTTAGATTCTGTTGTTGGAATCAACACCGGTGACATCATTGCTCACGGAAGCATTCCTGGTAATACTTCAGTTACTGCATATAATACAGGAACTAAAGTTGTTACGATGTCAGCAAACTCAACTGCTGGTATTTCTACAACTGAGCAGGTTACTATCACTCACGCATATGATAGTAATACTGATAGGGGTATTTCATTCTCCTATAACACAAGTAGTGGAACTGCAAATAACAAAGATGGTTTCTTTGGTTTTGATGACAGTTCTATTGCTGATAGTGCTGCTGATGCAGACAATCACGGCACTCACGCTGATGACAGCAGAAGATGGACCTATGTCCCTGATGCAACTATTTCAAATAGTTTGGTAACAGGAACTAAAGGTTTCCTGGATATTAAAGGTATCTATTATCAATCTGGTGACTTTGCAACTGGTGGTGTTGTATTCTTTGATGATACAGGTCTTCAAAGATCTACAAACGCACCTGCTGCTCCAGTTATTACTTCTAAGCAAGTTCTGACTGCTATCACCAAGAACACTTTAAATCTTGGTGCAAATATTACTGCAGCAACTGGTGATATCATCAGACAAGATAGCACCAATGCATATGGTGTTGTTGAATCTGGAGTTTCCAATAGCAGCACTGTCAACTTGATTGGTGTTGAAGGAACATTTAACACTTCAAATAATTTGAGAAGAGAAGGTCAAAGTGGTGCAATCGCTAACCTTGCTTCAGTTCCTAGTGCTGTTAGCGTAATATATACTAATAAGCCTCATTGGACTTCAACAATGGACGGAGGCACATTCTGAGGTAATTAATGGAAAATCAAAGTGAAGTGGATGTTAATGTTCTCATTAAAATTTACAATTCAAAATTAGCAGCGGTATCAAATCAAAATGTTCTTCTTGAGGCTAAGTTAGCAACTTTGTCTCAAGATTTCAAAGAACAAATGGATGCTCTGATTCAAGAAAATGCAGATCTGAAAGAAAAATTAGAAGGTTAATATGGCAAAACCATCAACTAGGCAAGGATTAATAGATTATTGCTTGCGTCAACTTGGAGCACCAGTTCTTGAAATCAATGTGGATGATGACCAAATTGACGATCTGGTAGATGATGCCATTCAATATTTTAATGAGCGTCATTATGATGGTGTTGAAAAAATGTATCTCAAATATGAGATAACACAGGGTGATGTTGATCGTGGAATTGCTGCAACATCTTCAGGATCATCGACAACGGCACCAAAAACAGGAATAGGTGTAACGGTTACCACTGGAACTTCAACGATTGTAGGAGCAGCAACAACCTTTAGTTTCTACGAAAATTCAAATTATATTCAAGTCCCAGATTCTGTTATTGGGATTGAAAAAATATTTAAGTTTGATACTAGTTCTATTTCTGGTGGAATGTTTAGTATCAAATATCAATTATTTCTCAACGATCTATATTATTTTAATTCAGTTGAGTTATTGCAGTTTGCGATGACTAAAACTTATCTTGAAGATATTGATTTTTTACTTACTCCAGATAAGCAAGTTAGATTTAATAAAAGGCAAGATAGATTATATCTTGATATTGATTGGGGAGCACAATCAGCAGGAGAATTTATTATTCTTGAATGTTATAGGGCATTAGATCCAGAATCATTTTCACAAATATACAATGATAGTTTTATAAAACCATACTTAACTGCATTAATTAAAAGGCAATGGGGTAGAAATTTAAGTAAATTTAGGGGAGTAAAACTTCCAGGTGGTCTTGAAATGAATGGTGATGGTATTCTGCAACAAGCAGAACAAGAATTATCAGACATCAAATCACGTATGTCTTCAGAGTATGAACTTCCACCTCTCGATTTTATTGGATAATGGCACTTAATCCATTCTTTCTTCAAGGGACTGCATCCGAACAAAGATTAGTCCAAGATCTAATAAATGAGCACCTTACTATACATGGTGTTGAAGTTACATATATTCCAAGAAAGTATGTAAACAAAAAAACTGTTCTTGAAGAAGTTCAAACTTCAAAATTTGATGATAATTTTGCAATAGAAGCATATGTAAACACCTATGAAGGATATGGTGGTGCTGGTGATATTATGACCAAGTTTGGGGTCAGTATTCGTGATGAACTAATATTAACCCTCTCAAAAGAGAGGTTTGAAGATTTTATTGCCCCATTTATGGCAGGTCAGGATGATGGTACTGATGACTCTATTATGCCAACTCCTACTCGCCCCAGAGAAGGTGATCTTGTTTATTTTCCATTAGGTCAAAGATTATTTGAAGTTAAGTTTGTAGAGCACGAAGATCCTTTTTACCAATTAGGAAAGAATTACGTATATCAACTTAAGTGTGAACTCTTTGAGTATGAAGATGAAATTATTGATACTACAATTGAAACTATAGACACTCAGGTTCAGGATGAAGGATTTATTACTCAACTTCAATTAATTGGTGTGGGTAGAACTGCAACAGCAACTGCATCTTTACAGGGAAGTCAATCAACTGGATACGTTCAAGAAATTTTCCTCAATGATGATGGAGGAAACTATACATCAGTACCTAAAATAACTTTTTCAGAATCTCCAACTGGTCAGATTGGTGATAGAGCCACTGCTGTAGGTTTCATAACAACCAGAGCGGGAGTTACAGGTATTGAAAAAATTCTTCTCACCAATGCTGGTGCAGGATATACTGTTGCACCAACTATAACTATAACAGGTGGAGGTGGATCTGGTGCTGCCGCTACTTGTAGAGTTGTTACCTCTGGTCAAGGTGTAATCAAATTTATAGTTACCGATGGTGGTATAGGATATGGTACCGCACCATCAGTGACAATCGCTGGTCCACCAGCAAGTGGTATTGCTCACACGGCAGTTGGCATAGCTTCTATTGGTCGTGTTGGAAACACAAATGTTGTTAAATCTATTTTTATAGAAAATGCTGGTAGAGGATATAGTTCTAGTCCACAAGTTACAATTGCAGATCCAGAAACCCTTGCAGGTCTTGGAACTTACTTATTCAATGAAATAGTAATTGGATCAAGATCTGGAACTTATGCGAGAGTTAAAGAGTGGGATAAAGATACCAATATTCTTAAGATATCTAATGTTGGAATTGGAACAACACAAACAAGATTCCAAAGAGGTGAAAGTATCGTTGGTCAAGAATCTGGTGCATCTTATCCTGTTCAAGAATATCGCCATGAAGACTTATACGATAAATATACTGAGAACGATGAGTTCCAAGTGCAGGCAGATAAAATTATAGACTTTACAGAAAGAAATCCATTTGGTACATATTAATGTTAGGAACTTATTATTATCACGAAATTGTCAGAAAGACAATCATTGCGTTTGGAACTTTATTCAATGATATTCATATTCGCCACACTGGTGAAGATGATACTAATTTCAGTGAAATTAAAGTTCCTCTTGCTTATGGACCCAGTCAAAAATTCTTAGCAAGGATTACTCAACAACCAGATTTAAATAAAGCAGTTCAAATAACAATGCCAAGAATGTCATTTGAAATGACATCTATTAACTATGATGCGACTAGAAAATCAAGTCTAGTTCAAACTTTCAAAACCTGTGATGATGGAAGTAGGGCAAAGAAAGTATTCATGCCAGTTCCATATAATATTGGATTTGAACTTAATGTGCTCTCTAAATTAAATGATGATTCTCTACAAATTTTAGAACAGATTCTTCCATATTTTCAACCCCATTTTAATTTAACAATTGATTTGGTAGATTCTATTGGAGAAAAAAGAGATATTCCTATTGTTCTAGAAAGCGTAGGATTTCAAGACGATTATGAAGGTAATTTTGATACAAGACGTGCTTTAATACATACATTACAGTTTACAGCAAAAACTTATCTGTTTGGTCCTGTTGCAGATAGCAGCGATGGTCTTATCCGCAAGGTTCAGGTTGATATGTATACTAGCACAGATGTTAAAACTGCTAAACGCGAAGTTCGTTATACAGTTACACCAACTTCTAAAATTGATAGAAATGATGATGGTGTAATAGACGAAGCGGATCATAAGTTACTTATGCCTGGTGATGACTTTGGTTTCTCCGAAACTACAGAATTCTTCGCAGATTCCAAGACATTCAGTCCAACTCGTAAAATTGATATTTAATAATGATGAGTAATAATTATGATTCTATTGACAAAGCACTCGACATTGAGAGTAGCATTGTTGAGTCGCAACCTATCAAACCTATTCCACCAAAGGTAGAAAAGGATGATATTAAAAAAGATTATGAGTATACACGGGCAAATTTATATTCTTTAATTGAAAAGGGGCAAGAAGCAATAAATGGGATTATGGAACTTGCAGGAGAAAGTGCAAGTCCTAGAGCATATGAAGTTGCTGGTCAGTTGATTAAATCAGTTGCAGATACGACTGATAAATTAGCAGATCTTCAAAAGAAATTAAAAGATTTGGAAGAAGATAATACAAATAAAGGTCCTAACAGTGTAACAAATAATGCTTTATTTGTTGGATCTACATCAGATCTATCAAAATTGCTGAAACAAGGTTTTCTAAATAATAATGATTCTGATAATAAGTAATGTCTAAAAAATCCTGCAAAAAAGGATATTACTACTGTTACACTGATGAAAAGTGTAAGAAAATACCTCGTGGTTACATGATTGGTATAGGCGGGTATCTTCGTAAAGAAAAGAGTGATGATTCTGATGAAGAGTCAAAAAATAATGGAAATGGTAATGGAGGTAATGGTAATGGAAATCACTCAAATGGCAATGGCAACGGGAATGGCTCCTCTTCTAATGGAGGTGGTGACGGCGGCGGAGGAGGTGTCTCTGAAGCGTGGAGTGCAAAGTACAAAAAATC